AACAGTTTTCTGGGATATTTCACTAATCTTCCATCGACAAGTCGAGGGGCAGCAGCTCCCAGGCGTCAAAATCAGGCTCTGCGAGCACATTATCCAACGCAATAACTGCACTTTCACTGCGATCCAGGTCTCCCAGGTTTCGGAGATTTGGAGCGTGCGGTGCTGCGACCAGCGACCATCCTTTTGCGATCGCCTCTAGAAGACCCACGGATCCCCTTCGAGGACTTAGCCTCACCATTCGTTCCATCGTTTGGTTCTTGGCCACTTCCACCCGTCTCACGGCGTAGAAGTTCATCGGCAACCACGGCGACACCAGGTTTGATGATGCGTGCATCCGTCTTGTCCACACGGTAAATGCATGGCGGGTCGAGGCATCCATAGAGATCCTGAACTCCGTCAAGCCACTCCGTGAATCCTGACAGCTCACAAGCGTCGGCGAACTGGCTCTGGAGGAGATCGTCCATCCAGAAGTCGTAGCGGTTGGGATAGTGCTTGTCGTGTCCGACATGCGTGTTCCAAATGTTCAGCGCGTTCGTGTACTTGTACTCACCTGCGGGATACAGACTAAGTACCTTCATTACGAACGGCCCGATCACAGGAGTCTCAGCGTCGCTCAGGCTGAAAGCGTAGGCCTTCTCCAGCAGTTTCCCAACTGAAGTGACCTTGTTGAGGTGGACTGTCACGTGAAATTTCGACAGCTGACGTCTGATGTCACAGCAGGAGTTGGTATCACCAAACCAAACACCGGGCCCATAGTGTCTGGCCAAGAATTGTACTCCTGGTTCACCTCGCGGAACGACGGTGCAGGTCAACTTCTGCCCCATCATCCTCGCAGCCTTCTCGGCCTTGTCCTTCCTGAGGTTCGGTGTACCCCCATCGTCACCGCCGTATAAGCCCAGGGCCTCCCAGGCCTCCTGCGCGTTGTAGAAGCCACCATTTGGTTTGGTAGTCATCTTGAACGCCAGGAAAGCGATGAACGCGGTGAGGATAGTATTCAACACAGCTGTCTCCGCGGAGCCAGAGGCCCGGGATAGCTTACTGTTGTACTTGACACCAAATTTGGTCTTCACGTTCAAAAACGTCTGACTGCGCAAGCTCTTCAACAACTCAGCCCAGCACGACGGGTCAAACAGGCGCCTGAGGAGGGTTTTCTCTAAGTACCGAGGTTCCTTAGTGATGTTTCCATCCTGACGCTCAAAGTCTCCATCGAGCCACCACAGAGCTGTAGAGCACAGATCTGCCACTTGTTCCGCTATCTCCACAGGGAGTCGCCCGAAGGCGTACCACGGAATCTTGGACATGAACTCGTACAACGAGTACATCCATCGTGAATGTTCCAACTTGCTCGGACCATTCATAACCGTGATGTTGCGCGGATCGTTGGCTGTCTGATAAGCCTCAGCCTTTTGCATCGCCTGGGCAGTCCCATCGTCGTGGGTGTGCTGCGCCTCGGCTAAGATGCGACGTTGAGTGGGACGGTTCTGCTTCTCATACACCGTCTCGAAATCGACTGGCAACAACCTGAC